GAACATTTCTCATATTGAGCACACAGCCTGTCAAATCCACCAAATTGTTTAGATAAACCATATTTTATCCAAGATGTATTGCAATGGGCAATTAATTTTTTGTTTTGTTTGTCAAAGAAAACTTTTTGTTTGAATAGAAATTCTTTCGAAACATTATCAACAAATCTGATTTTGTTTCTAGCGAGATCTTCTGGGGTTAAGAATTCATCTTTTGTATTTACTATCTGGATAGGAATATATTCTGTTTCCCATTTGTATTTTTCAAATAATTCAGACTCAAGAAATTCTTGAGTTTTGGGAGTTCCAGTGTTCTTTCCTATAATTCCAGCAGCAGATTTGCCTTTGAAATCCAATGGTTCACCTGAGTCTTTTGGAGTAGAATTTATATAAGATAAATGTCTAGTTGCAAAAGAAACTGCGAGTTTATGGGTAGGGTCTGTGTCAGAAGGATAAATATAATCAGAAACTGATTTCTTTTCTCTAACTTCCACATTGCACTTCGTAGGCACGACTTCTTCGTGGTCGGCAGAGGATCGGATGATTTTAGCGTCACTTGGGTGCTCTTTTGCGAATTGTTTAAAATATTCACAAGGAACGCTGATGGAGTTTTTAGCATTGGGCTTGTTATTTATGTTTTGAGTTGTTTTAGTTTGAGCTAAATAACTTACCTGGCCAAGTACCGGAGGTGTAACTTTTTCTGTAAAAATATGTGATATTTCAGGTACACCAAAGCCCGGTAGGCCTAGAAGTCATAAAGTATGGAATATTCGTCCCAAACCAGATCCAAAATAGACAAAAACATTACTGTTTCCATCATTTAAGGTTCCGGCATGGATACCGACGAATAAACCATCCATAATAACAGCCTTGCCACAATCACCACCAAGAGTATTGGCATTATAAGTAACGGTTGAAAATTGTTCATTGTAGTTACCGTTAATTTGTGACGGAGAAACCATCCACTTATCACCTCTAAAAATATCAAGTGTAAGTCCACAATTTGCTGGTATAAAATTAGATTTTAATTGTTCTGTTATATCAAAAACTGAAGACCCAAAAAGACTAGGAGTCGAAGGATCAACTAACAAAAATGAACAATCAATATGCGCAGGGCCATGATACCAGTTCATAGAGGTAGTAGAAAACAAAA